AACAGGAACAAAAAGACACGAAGAGAGAGAATGAAAACGAAAGTAGATAGAGAGATTGAAACCCAAAGCAGCATCGTTGGGGTTCACAAGAAAGAAGCTTGAAGGTGTCACAGACATAATCGTCAGAAACCTGCAAGAGGATGCGTCAGACGAATCTGTGGACGAGGAGATAGACAAAGCACTCCAGTTTCTTGAGATTTCGCAGTCAATGGCAAACAGAGTAATCAATGCCAACATCACCAAAACAAAACAGCCAAAAGGGGAGGAAAACACTTCTCCTGACAACGCTACTCAACAAAGTGATGAGCCAGACTGGTTCAGAAAATACAGAGAACAGCAAGAGCAGAGATTACAACAGCTTGAGAATGCTAAAATCTCAGAATCAAGAAGAGAGAGATTTGAGAAGAGCCTATCAGGGTTACTTCCTAAACAGAAGGAAGACAGACTGAAAGACTTTGACAGGATGGCCTTCAAAGACGAAGAGGATTTTCTCAATTATCTGGAAGATAAATCAGCAATGGTGTCGGAGATAAATCAGGAACTGGCCAACGAAGGGCTTAGTAAGATGTCAGCACCGCCAGCAGGTACTTCAGCAAAGTCGTCAACAGATGAGTTTATTGAAAAGATGGTTCAACTAAACAAAAACGCAGAGTAAACAATGGACTACAGAGAGACACCTCAAAGTGGAAAAAGCTATATCCATATGTGGGATGTAGCTTCAACCGAAGAGTTCATCGGAGGATTTGCCATTGAGAAATCTAATCTCCCTGCAACACAGGAGAAGGTACTCAAAGGCACATTTCTGAAGGTGGACTTCAACGAGAGAATAGCAAGAGTAGTGAAGACAGCACAACTCGCAGAAGCTATTACAGCAGAGACAACTTCAGTGAAAGTGAAGAAAGGAGCAATGCTCATAAATGGAGATATACTTGGTTCAGGGACAAAATCAGTGTCAGTGGCTAACCTTGACACTACTAACCCTGACTATGATACCTTCACCATAACAGCAGGAGCACTTGGAACAGTATCGGCAGGTTCAGTATTGCAAGAGTATGCAGAAGCAGGATCAAGTAAGCCAGTGGTAAACCCAGATGGTATGGCATACACAGACTCAAAGATTGATGCATTACCATCCTGCACAGTGATATTCAAGGCTTATGACATTCAGCCTTTGGCCTTACCGCAGCCTTTGACATCAGCAATAGTCACAGCACTGAATAAGTGCCAATTCATCATAAAATAGGGGGGAGAGAGATAGATGGACAAGAGAATAATTGACATCATACAAGAGCCAGTAGCGTTCAGTGCCTTCATCAACGAGAACATGAAAAACTCAACCTATAAGGTTGCGTGGAATGAGGAGATGAGTGTTGAATACGAGGCTTCCAAGAGCTTCGCAGAGCTCACAGCAGAGTATGCTGCTGCAATGGTAGGTACTGTTATTGACAGGAACTCACCAAGACCAAAAAGAGATATGCCAAGTGTAGGGGAAATCTCCGGCACACTGGCACGATTCGGGGACGAGTGGCAAATCTCCAACGACAGACTGGAGAAGTACTTCTACATGGAGGACAGATACCGCCAAGTGAGTAAAAACCTCACAGAGACACAGAAGAATGACCAGTACAAGAACATAGTAAAGTACCTGTTCAATCCTTATGAGTTAGCGGCTATAGCCCCTCACAGAAGGATTTGGGCACAATACCTTGAAGGGTTATCGGATGGTCAGGTAACACTCACCAAACACAACAACGAAGGTGGTTTGGTATGGAAGACAGCATTGCCTATAGGCATACAGAAAAACATCCTTCGTGCAAAGGATGAGATTTGGTCAGAGAGCACCCTTGAGACTATGGATGTGATTAGTGTCCTGAAGTATCAGGAGACATTAGCCAATAGTGCAGGTAAGTCAGTCCTCAAACACAGGGTAAGTGATGCTACTGCCTCACTCATTGAGCAGTGTAAGCAATTCAGAGACTTGATAGGTCTGAAGATGCTCAACATACAGACAAGCACCACCCCGGGCATATCACTGGAGCATATCAATAACTACCTTAACTCAATCAGGATAGCACCTATTGAGGTGGTTAAGGAGTTTGGTACTTATGCCAATGGGACAACCTTCTCTCTCTTCAAAGATGGAAGAGTCGTTTCAATGTGTGCCCCGAGAGTGGCTGTACTGAAGGTTTCAGACCCACTGGAGGCATTTGACCCTATACCAAACAAAGTGTACACTTCATTCTTTGACAACCTTATCTCCCAGTGGAGAGATAGCAAAGGTCGTTATGTGGCTTATGAGATGTTTGCCTTCCCTGCCTTCGTAGGAAGGGGAGATGTATTTATCCTTGATGTAACCAAGAAGGCTTAGTTATGACAAATTCCGAAGCTATTCAGGAAGACCTCAGACCATACCCGGTGAGAAGGAGTTTGATTGAGAGGAAGTGCGATAAGTATGGGTTGGATGCGAGTGGTTTATATAACACTCAAAATGAGAGGTTAATAACATTCATAGTGGTTGAATTATTGTCGCAGATGATAACTCTCAACAATGTGGCGGAAGGTGGAGTATCTCTCTCCTTTGATAAGAAGGCAGTGGAGACACGCATCAGGAGGCTGTGTGGAGAGGTCGGACTGGATAGCAATGAATTTGTTCAACAACCAACAGTAAGATACATCGGGGAGTGATGAGAGGTAAGCTCTTATACAAGATAGAACAGGGAGGGGGAGTCATTGATGGCGACACTGTCCCTGTCATCTCTTCATGGAGTCCAAAGGCTATGGATTGCACCTATCAGGCCAATACCATAAGCAACAAAGGGCGATATGAAGGAGGGGCTTTCATCACATCATCATATACAATTTTGATTGACGAAATGGACTTCAATGCCAAGATGGTCAGGCTTATTAACACCAGAGGTGATTTGGTTTGTGAGAAGGTCATACAAAGCATTGAAGTATTGGAAGAGGTTCAAAAGGTTAAGATTACCATATGATGTTTAACATCACCCAGAAGACAAGTTTGGCAGAGATAGATAGCTATATCAGGCGAAAGATTGAGGAGAAGGAGAGTGCAATCGTCTCTGCCTTGTCTTATGTGGGTGAGCAATGTGTAAACGAAGCAAGGGACAATGGCAGGTACATCAACAGAACAGGCAACCTGAGGAGTTCAGTAGGCTATGTCATAGCCAAGAATGGCTTTGTCGTTAGTGGAGGTGGATTCACACAGGTAGCACAAGGTTCACAGGGATCAGGAGAGGGAAAACGCTTCATTGATGAGTTGGTAGATAAACAGAAGAAAGGCATATACCTGATAGTTGTGGCAGGGATGAAATACTCTGCCTATGTGGAAGCGAAGAGTCTTAATGTTCTCTCTTCAGCAGAGCTACTGGCCGAGTCATTAGTTCCAAGCATATTGAAGAAATTAGGTTTTGTTAAGAGATGAGCAAGGTAGGAGGAGAGATAGAGTACGACATTATGCGTCTGGTTCGTGCAAGTGCACTGAGGGATGCTGTCAATGGTGATATCTACTTACAAGGAGCAAGGCCAATAGGTTCAAACAAGGAAGATATAGTCATCTCCTTTATGGATGGACTGGATGCCCAGATACAGACAGGAATAGTAACTATCAACATCTATGTACCGGACATTGATAATGGCACTGGGGTTTTGGTAAAGAACACCTCCAGATGTCGTGATTTGGAGAGGATAGCTTATAACTCTGCCAAGCAATTCAAGTCATACGGATACTACTTCTCTCTTGGGTGGCTTATCACCAGTTTCCCTGAACCTGATATCCATCAGCACTTCGTCAATGTGAGAATAAGATTTAAGTTAAAGTGTTAAAATATATTTGATTATGTCAGTTTTATCTTGGGGAAAACCAAAGATTGAATTTGGTCTGTTAGGAGATGGAGATACTCTTCCTACAGTATGGAAAGAGATGCCAGAGATAGTAGAAGATACTTCTAAACTCATTCCCACAAAGGGAGAGAAGAGGGAGGCTACTGGAGAAGGTGGCGAGGTGATTGACATTCGCCACAAAAGGAATAAGTATCTCTTTGAGTGCGAGGTATTCGTTAAGAAGGGAGATGTTAAACCCATTGCCGATAACGATGGTATCGTTTCAGGCAAGTATGCAGTTAGGCTCACTCCAGAGGATGATACTCTTGAGGGATTCATCATGGAGAAGACCACTGTTTCTGCTGAAGAGACCTGGTCAAGTGCAGATGGCAAGAGATGGAAATACTCTTTTGATGGCTTGAAACCATCATCAGGCAACATACTAAAACCTTATACCAAAACGCCATAATTGGTTGTAAATGACAAACGGAAAGACGGACTTTTCGGTAGGTGGTCAAACCGAAAACTGCGGTTGCTCCTGAAGGTGGAGATGTATCTGCGAGGCAGACATTCGGTTCAACTCCGACAACCTGCACTACAAACCTATGCAAGTATGAAGAGAAGGATAGAGGAGAAAGCATCAGATACCATTTTGCAAAGGAAGAAGAGTATTATGGTTGGAGGAATCAAGTATGAGGTTTCTCCTCCTTCCATAGCTACTCTGATTGAGGTTTCAGGATTGGTATCACAACTCCCCAGAGTGCAGTCTGAGGGAGTAAACATCATAGAGGAGGTTATCCGTACAGCTAAAGATTGTCGTGTTATTGGGGATATTTTGGCTGTTTTGATACTTGGACCAACCACCAACCCCCAAAACACAAAACATCGTCTTTTTGGCCTTAAAAACAGCTTCCAGAAAGAGTATTCCAGACTGGTAGAAAAGATACTTTATGACCTTTCACCAAGTGAGGTGAATAGACTGACTATGGAACTTCTCAAGTTAAAGGAGATACCCGATTTTTTCGCCATTACCGCTTTCCTATCAGAAATAAATCTACTGACTCCCACAGGGAAGGCGGTGTAGATGATAATGACAGTATCTGGGCTATGGTGGGAGGATTATCCAAAGCCTACAACTTAACAATCACCTATGTTCTTTATGAATTGAGTTACATCAACTTGGTGATGTTCAGTTCTGTCCTTCCCACCTATGACGATGCTAAACCAGAAAAGAGGAGAATGAGGGGAGATGTCATTGATTGTGATAATCCCAAGAACAGGAATGCAATAAGGAACTTAATAGCGGAGATGGATGAATAACAGTGATGGAAGGATTTGGTGGTTATTAGGTTTAGACAACACTCAACTTCAGAGGGATGCCAATGTCACTAAGGAGCAGTTCAGGAGGTTAGGCAACACAGCAACAGAGGAGGGCAATAGGATAAACACAGCCTTGAGGAATGCAGCCGCAGGATTAGCGGCCTTCCTCTCTATTCAGCAACTGGCTCAATTCACAAGAAGCATAGCAGAAGTAAGAGGTGAGTTTCAGCAGTTGGAGGTAGCCTTCAAGGTTATGCTTGGCAACAAAGGTCAGGCAGATAAACTGATGGCTCAGTTGGTGAAGACAGCGGCAACCACTCCCTTTGACCTTAAGAGTGTAGCAGGAGGGGCAAAACAACTCCTTGCCTATGGCACAAGTGCAGAAGAGGTGAATGAGATTCTCATCCGATTGGGAGACATAGCCGCAGGGTTATCCATCCCTCTTGGGGACTTGGTGTATCTGTACGGAACCACGATGACACAGGGCAGGATGTTCACTATGGACTTAAGGCAATTTATGGGAAGAGGTATCCCTATGGCCGAAGAGTTGGCAAAGATATTCGGTGTTGCTAAGGATCAAGTGGCAGACCTTGTGTCGGAGGGTAAGGTGGGTGCTTCAGAAATGAAGAAGGCCATAGAGAACATGACCAGTGCAGGTGGTAAGTTTAACAACCTGATGGCTGAACAGAGCAAGACCATCACTGGCCAAATATCCAATCTTCGGGATGCCATTGACTCTATGATGAATGAGATAGGTCGTTCTAATGAAGGGCTTATCAATGATGTCATTTCAGGTGCTTCCTATATGGTTGAACACTATGAGGAGATAGGAAAGATACTTGGTGTTCTCATCTCTACTTATGGTGCTTACAAAGCAGCTGTCATCACTGCCCACGCCATACAGGGTGCTTCTGTTATGGCAGGTAACATCAAAGCTTGGTTTCAACTGGCATCAGGTATCCGTTCTGCAAAAGATGCCCAGATAGCTTTTAACCTTGCCACAAAGGCCAACCCTTTGGGTTTGCTTCTTGCTTTGATAACAGCAGTAGGAACTGCCATATGGGCCTTTGGTAAAAAGACTGACGATGCTACTGACTCCATCAGTGGACTGGCCAAAGCCAACAAGGAGGCAACGGAGGAGATGGACAGGCAGAGTGCTAAAATCAAGGCTCTGGAAGATGTCATCAACAACAGCAATATAGCCAATGAGCACAGACGAAAAGCCATCAACGACCTGAAGAGCATCATCCCTTCTTACAACGCACAGCTTGACGAAGAGGGCAGGTTGATAAACAACAACACAGAGGCTATCAAACTTTACCTGACACAACTGGAGAGGCAGATACGGATGAAGGCGGCCCAAGATGAACTGGAAGAGGCTTATAAAGCCGAGAGAGACCTTCAGAGGGAGTTGTCAAAGAATAAATCAGTGTATGATGATAAAAGCACCAATTCAGCATATTACAATCGCCCTCTGATTGATGTAGCAGGATGGTTTGGTAAGACCGATTTACAGGAGGCGGAATCGGCTCTCAACAACACCAAGACAAAGTTGCAGGAGGTGAGAAACACCATCTCTGAACTGAAGAGAGAGATAGAGCTCTCCTCACAGCCTGTTGTGGCTACTGTTTCAGGGGGAGGCCCAACAGAAGAGGAGATAGCAGAAGCAGAGAAGAGAGCAAAGGAGAGAGCTAAACTGGAGGCTGATGCCAAGAGAAACCTTGAGGAGTTGACAAAGGTTGAGAGAGAGCTTGTGAATAGGCTCAATCAATCCAAGATAGACCTTATGGCTGAAGGTTTTGATAAGGAGATGGCACAGCTTGAGTTTGACCATCAGAGAAGAAAAGATGCCATCACAGAATTCGGTAATGAACTCCTTGATGCCCAGAACAGAATTGAGAAAGACCTTTGGCTGAAGAGTGGAAAGAAGGAGGAGAGCTTCACCCCTTCCACACAGCTTGATGTTACCAGTAAGGGTAAGATTGACGATTTAAACAATGCTGAAGACAGGCTCTTTGCCAACAGCAAGGTTGAACTCTATAAGAGCCTGCTTGAGAAGTATCAGGACTTCACTGCCAAGAGGAAAGAGATTGAAGAGGGATTCAATGCTGATGTTAAAGTATTGAACTCCCTCAGGACAGATGAGAATGCCAGAGAAATTGAGTCTGCAATAGCAGAAGCAGGAAAGAATAAGGAGAGGCAGTTGGAGGCTCTTAAACGAGCTTTATTGGATGATTATGGACTGGGAGGTCTACTCTCTGGAGATATGTCAGATTTCTTCACCAAAGAGGTTAAGAAGTCCATTCCTCTTTTCCATTCCCTTGCTGAAGCCACCACCAGTCAGTTATTGAAGGCTAAAGATGCCATCAAGGATATTGAACTTCCTGATAAATTGGTTGAAGAGTTAGAAGAGGCAGGATATAACACTGAAGAGCTTGTTAAACTTCTTCAGGAGGCAAAGAAGGAGGCTACTGAACAGATTGATGAAACCTTCTTCTCAAAGTTGGAAGGTGTTGTAGGCAAGTTATCACACGCACTTGGCAGTCTTGGTAACTCTCTTTCCGAACTAGGAGGAACAGCAGGTGAGATAGGTGGAGTTATGTCTGGTTTATCATCAGGGATGGAGAACCTGATGACTGTTTTCAAGAGTGGTGCTACAAGTACAGACAAAATATCGGCAGGTATTGGGGCGGCACTGACTCTGATAACGATGGTCACAAACCAGATACAGGCCAATAGGATTGAACAGCAGAAGTGGAGAGATGCCATAGCAGAATCAGTCCATCAGGCTTCACTCTTGAAGATAGAATCTCTGGCCTATAAGCAATCCAATCTGTTTGGCATAGAGAATCCTTATTCAAGGGCTATAGCAGGAGCAAAGCAGTATGCCCAGTCAATGTTTGAACTTAACTCGGCAGTTGCCAAACTCAATGAGGGACAGATACAGACCGGGACAAAGAAGGTTGTCAGTGGAATGAATGTGGCCACTGGTGCAGCCGCAGGTGCTGTATTGGGAACAGTCATACCGGGACTTGGAAATGCTGTTGGTGCTGTGGTTGGAGCTGTAGTGGGTGGCCTGATAGGTCTTTTCACAAGGAAGACAGTACCAGTGTTTGAATCTCTCAAGAAGAAGTACGGAGAGATATACAATTCAGAGACTTTTGAACTCAACCCTGACATCTTAAGGGACTACGCCAAGCTTGATGAAGCTACAAAGAAGTTAGTTGACAACTGGAAGGAGATAAAGGATAAGGCACTTCAGGCACAGGAGGAGATGCGACAGAACTTCAAGGATCTTGCAGGAGACTTGGGTAAGCAGTTGTCGGATTCTCTTGTGTCAGCGTTCAGGAATGGAGACATATACTCTGCCATTGATGACTTTGATAATTACCTCTCTTCTACCATTGAGAACATCATATCCCAGTTGATTTTCGCTCAGATATTTCAGGAGAGGCTTGGTGAACTTGAAGAACACTTCAACTCCAGCTTTGGTGAAGGTGGAGATATGGATATCACAGATGACTTGGTGTGGTTTGGTCAGGAGTATAGCAAAGGTATTGAGGAATACCTCAAGGCTATGGAACAGGCTCGTCAGAGTATGAGAGAGCAGGGCTATGAACTATGGAAACCAGACACCACAAGGACAGCTTCACAGAAAGGGATAGCCTCAATGAATCAGCAGTCGGCAGATGAGTTGAATGGTCGGTTTGCGGTAATGCAAGGACATACTTATAGTATCAATGAGAGTGTCAAAATATTGTCAAATAACTCAGTCTTGATTCTGAAACACTTGTCAAACATTGACAATAACACCTCTCGCCTTGAGAACATAGAGAAGGATATCTCTTCTGTCAGGAGTGGTATAGATTCAATTAACCTCAAAGGATTGACTATAAGGAAATGACAGGGGTTTTAATCATAGATGGAGTTGATGTTTACTCTGCATTTGGTGTATCTCTCCTTGAGGGCAGTTATGCAGGGTTGGTCTCTTGGCCTCCTCTCGTTGAGCCTGTTTACAATGACTGGCCTGATGAAGATGGTATTGAGGTGGACTTGGAATCTCCACTGTTGGATAGCAAGACCTTTACTATGAATTTTTCAAGTAAGGATGTTTTTGGCAGGAGTAAGTTCTTGGAGATGCTATCATCCACATCTTACCACGAATTCTCTTTTGGGGAGTTAGGTATTGTCAGGAGGTTACGGATGGTTGTTCAACCAAGCTTTGAGGAGTTGCAGGGGATGAGTCTTTTCAGTCTGGACTTCGTTGATGACTTCCCTTTGGATGGGATAGGTAATCCTTTGCCTGTTCCACTGGGAGTCGCTTATCAAGGTCTTGAAATAGATGGGGTGGATATCTCCCATTTTGGAGTGCGTATGCTTGAAGGATGTATTAAGGAGATAGAGAAGCTTCCTTCTGTCAAGGAGAATTTACTCATAAATACACACTTTTTGTATGGGTCTATATACGATGGGGAGTATGTTTTCTTCAAATCTAAGGAGGTAACCCTTAATTTTCTCCTCACAGCACCAGAAATACACACTTTTTGGAACGATTATCATTCCTTTTTGTGTCATTTGACGAGGTCAGGTGAGAGGATTCTCTATGTTGACAGGTCTATTTCGGAGTATAAGTGCTACTATTTGTGTGGGTCGGTGAGTGATTTTGCCATTGATGACAGGGTTTGGTGCGAATTTTCAGTCACACTGGTTTTCACTTCGTTCAGAGCAAAGGATTATGATATTCTTCTAACCACTGAAAGTGGTGATTTGATTATTACAGAGGATGGATTTTTTGGGATTGATTTAGAGGGGATAGGATATGGGAATAGTTAAGAAGAAGTTGAGTGAACTGCCTGAATCAACATCACTTGATGGGCTTATTGTCTTGGCAGTTGATGGGATAACAAATAAGAGTTCAAAGGTTGGTATAGGATTATTGAAGGGTAACAGGGGTGATGTTGGGCCTATTGGCCCTACTGGCCCTATCGGCCCAAAAGGGGATAAAGGGGACAAGGGAGATATTGGATTGACAGGTATCACTCCTAATATCACAATGAGTGTTAATTCTCTTTCTCCTGAATCAACACCCACAATAAGCAAGTCAGGAACAGCAGAGAGTCCTGTCTTTGTCATTGGTATCCCCAAAGGCAAGGATGGTGCTACTCCCACATTCAGGACTGGCACAAATGGTATAGAATGGAAGTATAGCAATGAGGCTGACACCTCCTTCCGTTCACTTGTTGGGTATGATGTCTTGAAGTTGAAGTTTACTGACCTGACCGCTTCAGATATAGCCTTGCTTCAGAAACCTGCAACAGACAAAGTTCAGGATCTTGAATCGTGGAAGCAGGTTGCAGTATCGGATATTGGCAATGCCATCAGTGGAGCAAATCAGGCCAAAGACTCTGCTATTGATGTAGCAGAGCACCCTACCTACATTGGTGCAGACCACTATGTTTACCAGTGGAATAGGATTTCTAAAGCATATCAGAAGACAGCTATCTATGTGAGGGGAGCACAAGGTATTCAGGGTGTCAAAGGTGATAAGGGTGATGCAGGATACACTCCAGTCAAGGGAGTTGACTACTTTGATGGGGCACAAGGCCCAAAGGGAGATAAAGGTGATAAGGGCGACATAGGTTTAACTGGTTTGCAAGGTATTCAAGGGCCTAAGGGAGATAAAGGCGACAAGGGTGATATTGGTATTACTGGAGCTACTGGCCCTACTGGAAAGAGTGCTTACCAGTCGTGGTTAGAACTTGGCAATAGTGGTACTGAATCGGCTTTTATCCTCTCCTTAAAAGGTCAGAAGGGAGACAAGGGCGATACTGGTGCTATTGGCCCAAAAGGGGATGCAGGCCCACAAGGTCTTCAAGGACCAAAAGGTGATACTGGACTTCAAGGCCCACAAGGATTGAAAGGTGATACCGGTGCACAGGGCACACAAGGAATTCAAGGCCCTCAGGGGCCAAAGGGTGACACTGGAGCAACAGGCTCGCAAGGGCCACAAGGGTTGAGTGCATATCAGGTATGGTTGAATGCAGGAAACTCTGGAACAGAGAGCACTTTCTTGGCTTCTCTCAAAGGGGCAAAGGGTGATAAAGGAGATACTGGGGCACAAGGTGTTCAGGGATTACAAGGGATACAAGGCCCTAAAGGTGACAAGGGTGATACAGGTGCTACTGGAGCTCAAGGGCCTCAAGGCATACAAGGGCCACAGGGTGTGCAAGGCCCTCCAATACCACTATGGACTGGTACTCAGGCTCAATATAACTCCATCACTAAAGATGCTAACACATTGTACTTCATCATTTAGGCTATGTTGAAAATAGGCAATAATATCATAAGGGGAGTATATAAGGGTACGACTAAAATCTCGACCATCTACAAGGGTGGAACAAAGGTTTTTCCTGGCATAGAATACACTAATACAGGAGAAGATGTCGGCTCTTGGAGTTATCCAAACAACTATTCAAGAGTGAGAACAATAACGCCTTGGAGTCAGAGTGTGTATCAAGATGGAAGCTATGCTTCAAAGTCCTATGGCTCTTCTTATCAGCAATCTGAAACTGCTACTACCTCTTACCTCTATGGTGTGTGGAACTACTCCTCAGGTAATGAGAGCAGATATAGGGATGTTTCTCCAAGATATACTTTCTCCGATGGAGTGGTTAAGAGTGGTGATGCATTTCAAGAACTGGAGAATGGTATTTCAAGTTACTCTTATGGCACTTGGAACTACTATGATGGCAACTCATATAGGAACAGGCTTGTGAGTACATCTTACTCTTATTCTGATGGTGTTGTTAGGTCAGGCTCAAGCTACACCTCAAGCAACGAATATGGCTCTTCTTCATATAGCAGTTGGAGTTATACTGGTAGCGTTAGAAGAAGGAATATTCTCTACAGCTATGATGGAGGTAGCACTGTCAAGACAGGCCCTTTGTCTGAAGAATTTGCAACAGTTACAAATGGCATATGGGATGGCAGTACATACTGGAATGGCTCGTGTGGAACCAACTACTATTTTGTTGATTACAAGAAGGTAAGAGACCAGTATTCTTTCTCTGACACAATAACATATAGTGATTATTACAATGGAGAATCCAGAAGCAGAAGGATTGATGGCCAATGTGGTTGGGTGAGAGCTTGGACTGACTGGGTAAATACAGGAAGTACATGTAACGCTAATGGTGTTGCAGGTCAGTATTCTTGTGACAACACATGGAGCGTAAGCTATTATCAACAAGTTAGACATTATCAATATCCTGATGGAACTGGCAGAACAAATACAGAGTACAGGGCAGGAGCAGAATATAGCAGAGTACAGACTGATGGCCAGTGTGGGTATATAGCTACGCAACCTCGCAGAGAGTGGGAGTACTATGGTTACAGCGACTATTCGCAAGAAGATGCTTGGTGGAACTGCTATGACTATCCTATCGGAATTCTTTATCAGGATACAACAACAGGACTATACTATAGTGAGCCAACAGGAGAAAATCTGGCTGCTCCAGGATTCTATGTTCTTCAGAAAGGCTTCGATGTCGATTATTCAATCATCTGTGAAGTTTGGTAAAAAATATAATTAATGCGATGAAATACATTCATATTGAATTACAATTTATTGAAACGAATGAAGTGATACCTCAAGGTCAATTGGGAATTACTCTTGAGGATTACTTTAATGGAAAGTATGTACCTCTTAATGAAAAGCAATCAGCTTTCCTTGAATCTCACCCAGAAATAACTCCTGTAGAGGCATTTCTGATGGTAACTTCTCCTTCGCAAGAAGAGATTTTCCAACAGAGGAAGAGGGATAAGCTTTATCAGGTCTTTAAGTATGACCACTCAGAAGCGGTCAATGTTTTCTTTGTAAATGAAGTACCATTATGGCTAAATAAGAATTCAAGAGCATCACTCTTTACAACTTTAGCTGCCTATAAGACTGCAAACAAAGAAGCGATAACCCTTTGGACTTCGGGTAATAATCCGATGCCAATTACCTTAACCCTAACAAGCTTTGAGTCATTGTTAATGTCTTTAGAGATTTATGCAAAAGAATGTTATGATAAGACTTCAGAGCATAAGGCAAACATTTCAAAAATTGAAACAATAGAGGAACTTGTGGCTTATGACCACACTTTAGGTTATCCAGAAAAGTTGAGAGTTCAGATATGATTTTATACGACAAGTCAGGAGTGAAGATTGTGGATCTCGTTGTAAGAGATGACAGCTATTCCTACACTGCTTTGATGGGAGAAGATACCTTGAATCTTTTCTTCTCCCTTCCAAACTTTGTAGAGATACCTGTTGGTTCTTACTGCGACTTTGAGGGAGAGCGATATACTCTTGAGAGGGCAAATAACTTTAAGAAAAATGGTTTAAGGAATTATGAATACTCCCTTATCCTTGATAGCAACCAGTCACGATTATCCAAGTACAGGTTAAGGAATACCATTGACAAGAGATTGAAATTCAGTTTTACTGGCAAACCGATTGAGCACCTTCGCTTACTTGTGGATAACCTCAATCTCAGGGAGCAAGGGTGGTCTGTGGGCTCATACATTGATGCTCCCGAGAAGGTTATCAACTACAATCACACTACCTGTGATGATGCTTTGAAACGCATTGCTGAAGAGTTTCAGACAGAATGGAACATCTTAAGTAAGGCTATTTCTCTTGGTAAAGTTGAGTTTAACAAGGATAATCCCCTCCCTCTCTCTTATGGTCGTGGCAATGGCTTCAAGACAGGTTTAGGAAGGTCAAATCTTGACAATTCCAGACCTATTGAGGTGCTTTTCGTACAAGGGGGCAGTAAGAATATTGATGCTTCAAAATATGGCTCAAAAGAGCTTCTTTTACCCAAGAATCAATCTTTGGTTTATGAAGGCAGAACTTATATAACAGATAGTGATGGACTCTCTGTTCGCAGGGGTGATAAACCTCTTTCAACATTTGAAGAGGGTAGTCTTGATTGTTCAAACATCAGCCCGGGAAGAGTGGGAGAGGTTACTTCGGTTGAAGTTGTGGATAGTGAAAGAAATTTATACGACTTCATTGATTTGACTATTCCAGATGGCCTTGACTACTCACAACACAGGATTGCAGGGGAGAAGGTAACTGTCATCTTCCAGACAGGGATGTTGGTAGGGATGGAGTTTGAGATTGAACAGAATGATGTTGCCCTCACGGGGTATGTACACGCAGAGAGAAGATTTAAGTTAGTCCCACAAGAGCAATATGGCCAGACAATGCCTAATGACATCTTCTGCCCAAAGGTTGGTGATAAGTATGCTGTCTTTGGTATCTCTCTTCCTGAATCCTACATCTGTGATAATGTCAGCAGGAGTGGTGCAAGTTGGGACATGTTCAGAGAGTCGGTGAAGTTTCTCTATGAGAACGAACAGCAGAGATTTAGCTTCACTGGTGTACTTGATGATATATGGTCAAAGAAGAATTGGGTTAATATTGGAGGCAAGATTAAGATAGGAGGCTATATAAGTTTCAGTGATACGCAGTTTCAGCCTGAGGGGGTGCTTATTCGGATTACTGGAATTAAGAAGTATGTCAATAATCCCTATGCTCCAGAGATAGAGTTGAGCAATGCCACTTCATCCTCTCCCATCACCAGTGATTTGAAGAAGATTGATGAAAATGAGGTTGTTGTGGATGAGTTACATCAGCAATCTATTTCCTTTTCCAAGAGGAGATATAGGGATGTGAGGGAGTCTATGGATATGTTGAGTAAGGCTATTGAAGGCTTCTCTTCAGGTATTAACCCTATTTGGGTACAGACGATGAGCCTTCTTGTTGGTTCGGAGAGCCTCCAGTTTAGATATGTAAACAGCAAGACTACACCTTCACCAGTAGAGCCTTATTTCAATTATGATGATTCCACAAAGAGGCTATATGTAGGTTCTGGGATTGTTCAGCATATGACACTTGGCATTAAGTCAATCTCACCCACACACTCTGCCTCTGAATACAGGTATTGGGATGTGCCTTCATTTGAGTCACCTTCTTTGACTGATGGTAGTGCTTACTATCTCTACCTTAAATGTCAAAAGACAGGCAATACTGGCTCTTATCTGTTGAGCAAGACCTCTTTTCAGATGGATGGAGGTGATGGTTTTTATTACCTGCTTGTAGGTACTCTCTCTTCAGAAAGGGAAGGATCACGAAGTTTCAGGACTCTCTATGGGTATTCAACTATAGAGGGCGGAAATATCACTGCTGATAAGTTCATCAGTCCTGATGGTAAGACATACATCAACCTCTCCACTGGAGAGATAGGAGGCAAGATTAAGTTTCTTTCAGGCTCTTCAGGATTGGAGAATGTACAGGGATGGAATGATATGTTGGAATCCATTAATGATGCTATATCATCAGCAGAGAGCGCCACCACAAGAGCAGAGAGTCTTGAATTCTTAAAGTCAGCAATTAGTGGTTCTACCGATGTTCAGGGAGGATTGCTACTTTCCAATATGATGATGTTGAAAAACCTTGCAGGGGCTATTGTAGCAGGGATGTCAGGTATTACTGGTGATAATGTCTTTCTCTTTGCTGATGAGAATGGAGGGTATCAGAAGGCAATGAATAAGAAGAGTATGTTCCTTCTTGCTAAAGATGGAACTGCCAATATCGGTCTGTTGAAGGTTTCAAAGAATTCAATAGCCATCTGCGAGAAGCTTGTAGATGAGCAAGGAAGATTCAATGGTTTAGGGAATGAGATTGTCCGTTTTCAGGATACTCCTATCCCTCCATTTACTGACTTGATATCTCATGTGAACGCAAGTGTAAACTACTACGGAGGGACAATGATTCACAGCGGAGCAAAAACTGGGAGTTTCGGATATAGTGATTTACTGGTTGTTAGTGGAGTGGAAAGTTTCTCATTAAAGGTGACTGGCACTCTGGATGTGTTTGTCAATAACGACTACTACACCCCAATAAGTGATAGCTTCTGCTCTGCTGCTTTGGTTCTGTATAGGTATGAGAATGGAACTTATACTCAAGAGAGAGTTGTGGATAATATCTCCATCTACGAAAGTGTGCCAGGAGTATTTCAGGACACAAAACAGGTTGATATATCCTTTGGACTTACATCAGGTACTTATGCGATAAGGGGAGAGTATGTCATTCAAACCAAAGGGACAGACTCAGCAGAATTAAACATTAGGGATTTCAGGCTCACGGCTTCGGGGAGCAGTGCAAACAAATGTTTGATATTCGGCTCTAACGGTTTTGTCAGGATCAAGGATGGTGAGAATTACACATACATATCAGATTCTATGGTAGCGATGAAAGGTTTGCCTTCATCAATGGGTGTTGTTGGCTCAGGTCAGTTATATAGAGATTCAAATAATTTTATAAAAGTTTCATAATTAATTAAAAGGAGGATTGTAGGGATGGAGATTTGGAACAAAATTGCAGAGATTGTAGTCAATCAGACTGGCTACTTATCAGTGATGTATTTTGCAGTTGTCTTACTTGTTGCTTTGGATTTATGGTCTGGTGTCAAGAAGGCAAAACAGAGAGGAGAGGCTACTATGTCACAGGGTTACAAGCGAACCATAGACAAGTTGGCTAAGTATTTCAACACCTTGTTGGTACTTGGTATAGTGGATATAGTGATACTCATATCACCACTTTACCCATTGAGTAAGGTGTTGCCTTCATTCCCTTATTTTTCACTTGTAGGAGTGCTGTTTGTCGCTTTTATTGAGATGAAGAGTATCAGGGAGAAGGCTGAAGACAAGAGGTCGTATAAGAGTGCCAGTATCCTTGTTGGGAAGATTATTGAGAGCAAGGATGATGTACAGAAGATTATTGAGGAGGTCATTAATTATATGAATATGACTGATAAGAAGTACTTGGAGAAATACGAAAAAGTGAAGGGAGATGAAGAGGATAAGGAGTGTTGTTCAGGCAAGTGCAAGGGAGTTCAATCTTGAGTATGCCTCACTTATGGCTTTCATAGAAGTAGAGAGTTCCGGTCAAGGGTTCGGTAAGGATGGGAGACTGATTATTCAGTTTGAGCCTTTCTGGTTCATTAAACTTACTACCAATCCACCATTTACTAAATGGAGTAAAAATGGTGTAGAAGGCCAGTCAAGGGAATGGGAGGCTTATGAAGATGCTTGTCGTATAAATAAGAGAGCAGCTATGGAGAGCACTTCCATCGGGTTAGGTCAGATACTTGGTCTGCACTGGAGAAGATTAGGATATACCTCTGTTCAGGAGATGTGGGATGATGCGATGAAAGGTATTGAAAGGCAGGTATGGCAGATTTGTAAGTTCATTGATACGGACAGGAGGTTAAGGACTGCACTTGAAGGAAAGGACTGGCATATTATTGCCTCAATCTACAATGGAGCAGGGTATCAGAAATTGGCTGAGAAGTTAGGCAGAGAGCCTTATAATATTTCACTTGAGAAAGCATATAGGAGGCATAGTGTATGAGAAGGTATGCAGTTATTGTGGTGTTGATTCTATGCCTCTGTGCAGTTATTATGTACTTCAGGGAGGTAGTCAAGGAGAACATTCGTCTTGAGAGAAATCAGGTGGCTTTGCTATCTGATTCTCTCTCTCATTACAGAACCAAGACAGGTGAGTTAGTCAGTAGTGTTGAGCAGTTGGAGATGACCATTGGTGAGTTAAAAAGACATCGTTCTGAACTTGTTGGTCAGTTGAAGAGTATGAAGATAAGGCTTCGGGATGTCCAGAGTTTAAGCACAACAGCTTTGGAGAACAGGGTTGAAGTGTTTGTCCCCATCAGGGATACCATCTTCATAGACACTGGAAAGGTGGTCAAGGCACAGGCTTTTCATTGGTCAGATGCTTGGACTTCAATTCACGGAGTTATTCAGAATGATAGTGTGAGAGTGAAGTATCACAGCAGGGATACTTTGCTTCAAGTTGTTAGGGTTGTACCGAAAAGATTTCTTTTCTTCAGGTGGGGAGTTAAGGAGATAAGACAGGATGTAAAAGTGTCAAATCCCAATACTGTCGTTACTTACAGCGAATTTATTAAAATAACCAAATAGTTTAAAGTATTAAATAGTTGATAAAGAGTGGTTCTAGCCACTCTTTTTTGTTATATTAGGCAAAATTTTGGCTGTTGTCATAAGTTGTCAGATTGAGTCAAGATATTTAGACTTTATAAAATTAGATTGATATGTTTGAAAAATTAAAACGAGCTATTATTGGAGAAAAAGGTTCAAAAGAAAGACAAGAGTTAGAAAAAGTTATTAGAGAATCAGTAAAACTTGGTAGATTCTTACTAGCAAAAGGGATAGTTTACAATACAAAATATAGCAAACCCGCTCTTGCTTTAGCTACAAAAAAGGATAGTAGATTAGTTATTAACGGGAAAGAAATTATTTGTGAGAAGTTTGTTTTACTCACTTATGAAGACACTTTAGAGCTAAATGAGGAAAACACCATTGACCTTTCAGAAGATGAATTTAGACATTTAGTACTTAATATTTGCGAGTAGAATGTCAAAATCTTACGATTTAGAAATTTTGGATGCCTCACTTTTGAAGGGTGGTAAATCTAGATTTGTTGTTAGAAGAACAAACTATTGCTCAAAGAAAGTCAATTTAGATGGTATTTCTACCATCTATGATTACACCTATGAAACGGATATCGATTATTCTAGTTTAGTAAGCGACTACAATAATAAGCGAGGAGACCAAAATGAGGTTGAGAGAAAAATTATTAATCTGACAATTAAAAATGGCAGAAAAGAAATGATCCTATTATAAGTATAACTAATGAATTCGCAATTAAACATGGAGTTAAGGAAGAAGTTATTTACTAAAGTCTCTGAAATAATTCTTGGTTCTAGAGACGAAAAGGATATTAAAGAGCTCACAGAATCATTCATTAATAATTATTCCGAATTCATTTTTCAAGAATTTGATGATTCAATATGTAAAAACTTAAGAACAAGTAAAGCGAAAATTCATCGAGAGATTGAAAGCGCAAAATCGATAATGATTAATTCTATTAGTTCTTTTCTTAAGGGAAATATTTTTGAAGCAGTAAATGAAGTAGTAGGGCTATTTAAATTCCTTGATGAAAGAGTAATTCATACTAACAATACTCTTTATAGAGGACGAGTTAGTAAAACTAATTATTTGTTTAACCGGGAAGAAATGTTTCATATTCCTCTAAATAATAGAAATCTAGTTAAGAATCAACGTTTCAGTTTGTCTGGATTTCCTTGCTTATATTTAGGTGAAACATCATTTTCATGTTGGGAAGAACTTGAAAGACCTGACTATGGAATGACTAATTTTGTTTCTTTAAAGAGTACTAGAGACTTAAAATTAATTGATTTAACTTTTCCAAGTGAAATAGAAAGCATAGAAGACATTGTCAGGATTTCAATTATTATTGCTTGTAGCTTAAAAGCAAACAAGGAAGACGACTTCAAATTAGAGTATATTCTGCCACAATTAATACTGCTATTGTTTTATTAATCAAAGGAATCTTAACCAATCAAAATTTCGATGGTATTGCATACCATTCAAATATCAGTAATACAAATGTAAAAGAACATATTTTTCAATTTCAAGAAGATATGCCTAGGATAGAGCTTGATAGATATATATCATATGTTTTACCAGTTTCAGATGTAGATAAAACAGAATGTATTAATTCAAAACATTTTT